TGTCCGAGGCATGTCGTTCAATATCCTCTTCCTCGATGAGTTCGCGTTCGTCCCTAATCACATCGCTGACTCCTTCTTTGCATCTGTTTATCCTACTATTACTTCTGGTAAAAGCACAAAAGTAATCATGGTTTCGACGCCTCACGGCATGAACCATTTTTACAGAATGTGGCATGATGCTGAGAGGGGTCAAAACGAATACGTCCCAACTTCAGTTCACTGGTCAGAAGTTCCAGGCCGTGACGAGAAGTGGCGGGAACAAACTATTAAGAACACTTCAGAAAACCAGTTCAAGGTTGAGTTTGAATGTGAGTTCCTTGGATCAGTTGATACTCTCATCAATCCAGCCAAGTTGAGAGCCATGGTCTATGACAGAGCCATTCAATCTGGTAATGGTCTGGATGTGTATGAAAAACCGATTGAGAATCACGACTACGTTTGCACCGTTGACGTAGCTAGAGGTGGAGGTAATGACTACTCTGCATTTGTTGTTGTGGATATTACAGAATATCCACATAGAGTAGTTGCAAAATATAAGAATAACGAAATCAAACCCATGTTGTTCCCGTCTATCATCTATGAGACGGTGAAGTCATATAACAATGCATGGGTATTATGTGAAGTCAATGATATTGGTGATCAGGTTGCGGCTATTCTAAACTATGATCTTGAGTATCCCAATCTTCTTCAGTGTTCGATGAGAGGACGTGCAGGACAAATCGTAGGTCAGGGTTTCTCAGGAAAGAAAACTCAGTTGGGTCTCAAAATGTCCAAGGCTGTAAAGGCGGTTGGATGTTCCAACTTGAAGACAATGATTGAAGCGGATAAAGTTCTCTTCAAGGACTACGATATTATATCAGAACTTACCACATTCATCCACAAGAGAAATTCATTTGAGGCTGAGGATGGATGTAATGATGACCTTGCAATGTGTTTGGTCATTTATGCTTGGTTAGTTGCGCAAGACTACTTTAAAGAGTTGACTGATCAGGACGTTCGTAAAAGATTATATGAAGACCAGAGAGATCAAATTGAACAGGATATGGCTCCATTTGGTTTCATTAGTGATGGTCTCGATGATGAAATAATTCAGGGTGATGATGGAACCCTATGGAAGAAAGCAGATATGACTGATCTCAATTCAACTTATGGTGACATGAGTTATATGTGGGAGTATTATTGATGGACATTGAAAATGAATTCGATTTAGAACACCTACTATTCGTAGAGAGAACATGTAGGACTTGTAGGGAGAAAAAAAATCTCATAGATGACTTTTATCTTACTAGAAAAGACAGAGGGTCATATCCATCTGCATATGCCTATGAGTGTAAGGACTGTACAAAGAAGAGAATTGTTGTAAGTAGAATGGCAAATACCATCTATGATAGGTGGGAATATCCAGATTGGTAGTGTTCACGTCCAGTTTCCCCATTTGAAAAGCTTGCTATCAATAAATAAATTTAGAAATAAACTGAAACTTCTAGAGGAAATCAGATGGCTGGTTTAGGCTTAGTCTCCCCTGGTATTAAAGTAAGGGAAGTAGACCTTACTAGAGGTGGTATCACAGGCGTTAGCGACCAAACTGGCGCCATCGCAGGACCCTTTACCAAAGGTCCAATCAATGAACCAAGTCTCATTGAGAGTGAGAAAGATCTCGTAGATACTTTCGGCGAACCACAAGAAACAAGTAGCCAATATGAGTATTGGATGAGTGCATCATCTTATCTCTCATATGGTGGAATTTTAAGGACTGTTAGAATCGACGGTCAGTACCTGGTAAATGCTAACGCAGCAGTAGCAAGTGGTGCTGGTTCATCGGTAACCGACCTTAAGATTAAGAACGTAGAAGACTATTATAATTCTTACAACACAGCAACAACCTGGTATTGGGCTTCCAAGAACCCTGGTACTTGGGCAAATGATCTCAAAGTTTGTGTAATTGACGCAAGAGCTGACCAAACTCTGACTGGTATTACAACCTCTGGTATTGTTGTTGGTGCCGCAGTAACCCAAGCATTTGGTGGTGTTCAAGTTGGTGGTATTGGTACTTCACTGACACTGAATGGTCACCTTAAAGGTATTGTTACTGGTATCGGATCTTCTTCGATCGACGTTAAGGTTGTAAGTCAGGTATCGACTGCGGGAACAGTTGCTGACGCTGATTATACAAAGGGCGGAGCATTTGAGTTTAACACTTCAAGAGTTCTGAACATTGTAGGCGCCACTGGTTCAGCTACAACTTCAATCACAGTAACAAGAGATGTTGCTGGTACTAATGCTGGTGCGATTGGAGTAGGATCAACAGTTAATCTGTTCAATACATACACTGCAACCACCTATTCGATTGACAACGCTGGTGGAGTTGCTCTTGGTATTGGTGATACTGGTGTGTATCTGAACACAACCACTGGTGTTCAAACTGGAGGTTATGGTTCACAGAACATCCTCTTGATCGGTTCAGAACTGATTGGTGTTGGTAACACGATTGTTTCAGCAACTGGATTTGTTGGATTTGCTAACAGAGGCACTGACGGAACAACAGAGGCTGCTCACAATGACGGAACAGAAGTAAAACTGTTATCAAGAATTGGCGCTGCGACCACTGTAAGAGTATCTCAGTCTTCCTCTTCTTCCACCACATTAGACATCAACTCACTTAACGGTATCGATGTTGGTGACTACATTAGAGTTCAAACAGTTGGTGTTGGAACCACCTCCGAATTCATGGAGGTTACTGGCATCACCACTAACTCAGCTCTTACTCCAAGTGGTGCAACTGACTGGTATGAGAGTCAAACTCTTGGTCTTGACAACTCAACCGTATATTGGAAGAACGTTGCTGCAAAACCACAAACTTCAACTTGGGCTTCAACAAGAAATTCAAGATTCGACGAAATTCACGTTGTAGTTGTTGATGACACTGGTAAGGAGAGCGGAAACGCTGGTCAGATTCTTGAGAAGTGGGTAGGACTTTCCAAGGCTAAGGACGCCGAACTGTTCAATTCACCTGCATACTACAAGGATTACATTGCCGATAACTCCGAGTATCTGTTTGCTGGTTATGCTCCATTAGGAACTCCTACTGGATTCTCAACTGGAGACACTGCTTTCACCGCTGCGGCTTCCGCATGGGGTCAAGACGCACAAGGTATCACCTTCTCTGGTATTGGTAGATCCACCTATTCACTGCAAGGTGGTAAGGATTACGGCGGTACTTACGCTGCTCCAACTTATGCCGCAACTCTGGGTGACCTGATGGAAGGTTACGATCAGTTTGCAAACCAAAGAGAGTATCCAATCAACTACCTGATCATGGGTCCTGGTCTTGCAACCAGAAATGAAACAGTTGGTAAAGCAAACAAACTGGTTTCTATCGCAGAAAACAGAAAGGATTGTGTTGCTGTTATCTCACCAAGAAGGGCTGACGTTCTGAGTGGAGATGTTGCTCTGACCAACACCGACACCCAGACCGATAACATCATCAAGACGATGGATCAAGTAAGTTCCTCGTCCTATGCGGTTCTTGATTCTGGTTATAAGTACACCTTCGATCGTTTCAACAACAAGTTCCGTTACATTCCTTGCAACCCAGACGTTGCTGGAATGATGGCAAGAACTTCACAAAACTCATATCCTTGGTTCTCGCCTGCTGGAACAACCCGTGGTGTTGTAAACAATGCAGTTAAACTTGCATACAACCCATCACAGTCCCAGAGAGATCTGCTCTACTCGAAGAGAATTAACCCAGTTATCGCGGCACCTGGACAAGGTATCGTCCTCTTCGGTGATAAGACTGCTCTTGCATTTACTTCTGCCTTCGACAGAATTAACGTTCGTCGTCTGTTCCTCACAATTGAAACTGCAATCGAAAGAGCTGCACGTGCTCAACTGTTTGAGTTTAACGACGCAATCACCAGAGCAAACTTCGTTAACATCGTTGAGCCTTATCTCCGCGATGTTCAAGCGAAGAGAGGTATCACAGACTTCCTGGTTGTCTGTGATGAGAGCAACAACTCTGCTGATGTGATCGACGCGAACGAATTCCGTGCCGACATCTTTGTAAAACCTGCACGCTCTATCAACTTCATCGGTCTGACATTTGTTGCCACCCGCACTGGAGTTAGTTTCGAAGAAGTAATCGGCACCGTCTGATTATTAAATAGTACAGCACATCATCAACCGTTTAACAGGAGTAAGTAAAAATGCCTCAGCAAATCCCAAATACAGGGAGTAATGCGAGAACCCTGGA